CTTGGATCTGATGAACACACTCAAGGCGAAATACCTTTTCAATACGAGACAATAGAGCCAGAAGATTTAATACCAACAGCAGACACTGACATGATTTCACTTACTAAGATCATTCCAGTTGTACTGACTGATCTTGGTGGTGCCATAATGTTTCAATGTTTCACTATAATTTATGGTGTTGATGTTGCTGAGGCCGATTTCAGAATGAGTCCAAATGCATTTTGGGATATTAAATCTGATGCATCCAATTCTGATAAAGGTGCAACTGTAGGGACAATAAAGCCTGAAGTAGATAGTGATAAGGTTCTAGAATATGTTAGACAAATATTAACAATGTGGCTTGAGTCAAAGGGAATCAAGGTTGGAAATGCTGGCAGCGTTGACATGTCCAGCATGTCTGGTGTTTCAAAAATATTAGATGAAATAGACACTGTTGAATTGAGAAAACAAGCAATGAGATTTTTTGAGGGGATGGAAGATAGATTCTGGCATCTCATGGCAAGAACTCATAACTATTGGGTTGAAAACAATCTGTTGGATCCATCATTTGATTTTAGAACATCAGTTCCAGAAGAATTTGATTTCACTATTGCTTATCCATCTCCTGAGATTCAAGTTTCAGCAAAAGATATTGTTGACATGGTTAAGTTACAAATGGATGCTGGTATTCTATCTAAGTTTAGTGCTATTAAGAAAGTAAATCCTGAGATGGAAGATGATGCAATAATGGAAGAGCTGGAACGTATTAAATTAGAGCAATCAGTTACTATTCCTTTTGTGAAGGAAAATAATGGCAAAGAAATTCCAAAAGACATTCAAGGTGAAGATTCCTAAAGGTCACACCAAAAGAGAACGTGAGATTATAGGACAAGAAATGGTTGATCGAATTATCAACCGGTCTCGTGATGAGCGTAAGGATAAAAACGGTGAAGAATTTGCTGGTTATTCCAAGGTTTATGCTGAATCTCTAGAGGGTAAGATTGCTGGCAAACGAAAAGGAGCTGCTGCTAATCTAACACTGACTGGTGAAATGTTGGATTCACTTGATCTTGTATCATCTGTTGATGGTGAATTGGTTATTGGATACAAGAGAGGAACACCAAAAGATGTTCTAGACAGAGCAGACGGTAATGTCACAGGTCAGTACGGTAAGAATAAAGCGAGACCCAGAGATTTTATGGGCATTAAACAAAAAGAAATCACTAATATTTTAAAAGAATTTCCAATTCAAGATTTAGGAAAAACTTAATAGAAGACAGCGTGCTAAAAATAGCTGATAATGCTGAAGAAAATACAGGCGAAAGCCGAAAGCATAGTAACATCAACGGAGTTTGACTTAGATGGCGAAAGCATCTGATGCCTTAAGATTGGCAGATAGAAAAAATAAATAGAGCAATCAAACGCTCGATCAATAATGCTAATCTATCCATTGTTGGAAAAGAAATGGTGGACACTATTAAAGTAAGAACACGTGTTGGTAAGGGTGTTGATAATGGTAAATTAAAAAAACTTAAGCCATTAAGCACTTCTTATATAAAGTTAAGAGAGCTTTATGAAAGTAACTTATCAAGTTTAACAAAACCAAACAAATCGGGACTCACCGCAACAGGTCAAATGCTTGACTCTATAAGATTTAAGATTAGTGGATTAATAAGAAAAAAAATCATAATATTTTTTGACAATAAAAGAAGTGGTGAATTATCAGGTGCCAAATCTAGACTTACAAACAGTCAAGTTGCAAAACATGTGCAAGATAATGGTAGACCGTTTTTTGAATTTGCAGACACAGAAGTTAAGCGTTTTACAAGACGCTTAAGAAAAAAAATAACAGACACAATAAGGAGAGCTTTGTGAGCGAAGAAATTATTGAAGAGAAAAAAGAGGAAAATGTTGTTAAGTATGAAACCCATAAGCGGTTACTTGATCAAACCAAAAAGACTCAAGCAGCAAATGCTGAGTTACAGGAAAAACTTGATGAGTTTAAAAAAGCTGAGAGTGAGCGTGAACAAAAGGAACTTGAAGAGCAAGGAAAGTTTCAAGAGGCACTTAAACTTAAGAGTGAAGAATTGGAGAATGAAAGATCAAAGAGACAAGGCATGGAAGCCGACATAATGAGAGCACACAAGAAGAACGCTTTCATCAACAAATTAGGATCCAATGTAAAAAAGGAAGAATATTTGGATTTTGTGAATTTTGATGAAATAACTCTCGATGAATCAGGTATTGTTGATGANNCANCACTTGAAACAAAGGTCAANTGGTTNAGACAAGAACATGGNTCATTGATTGAGACAAAAGGAAAAGATCTTCCAAGAGATAATGGTGCTCCATCAGGGCCTGAATTAAGTTATTTGGACGAGCTTAAGGCAATGAAAAAAGATGGCAATCTAACCAGAAAAAAACTTGATGCATTAATGAAAAAACACGATAGATTATAGAATTGTAGGGACTTGACTTATCGAGTCCCTATTTTTACCCTACCTATATACGTTTGTGACGTTTTACTCGGATTTGTGATCCCCCTATTAAATTTATTACTAACTTAAAACAAGGAATAGTTATGCCTTTTACTACTGTAATGACTGCTGTTGCTGATGTTGATAATTCAATCATTCAGGAATTTGATAGTCTTTTTATCGTTGAACAAGAACAAATGGGTGTTATGGATCAATTTGTTTCATACAAAAGAAGTATTGGATCTAAGTCAATTGAATTTCCAAAATACAGCGCTATTGCCCCAGCAATAACTCCTTTAGCAGAAGAGGATGATGTTGTATCAACTGTTTTGGCTGATTCTCAAATCATTCTTTCCCCTGCTGAACATGGGCTTGTGGTTACAAATACTCGACTTGCGTCACTACAAACAGGTGGAAAAGTTGACAGAGCCGCTGCTGAATTAGTTGGGGAAAATGCTGGTAGAACACTAGATACTCTTGCAATTTTAGCTGCTGAGGGTTCTGCAAATGAATCATTCAAAGGTGGAGTTGCAAATGCTGACTTGGTTATTGCTGGTGATCCAATGACTGCATCATTTTTAAATGAACAGTACAATAAGCTTGCAAGAAGAAACATCAGAGCATTATCTGAAGGTATGTATGTTGCTGTTATGCACGACGACCAGATTGCGGATTTAAGAGACAGCGCAGGAAGCGGTAGCTGGCAAGATATCAACAAGTACGCGAGACCAGAAGAGGTTCTTAAGAATGAAGTTGGAATGCTTGCTGGTTTTAGAATTGTACGTGATAACAACATTACTATCACTGCATCAACTTTAACTAATACTTATAAAGCATTATGTATGGGTTTTAACGCTCTTGGTAAAGCTGAAAGTCAAGGTATGGAACTTAAGCTTACAGGTCCTTTCGACAAACTTGGAAGATTTGTAAACGTTGGTTGGCATTGGGTTGGTCAATATGGACTTATCGACACTGATGCTATTCAACTTGGTGTTACTGGTTCAAGCTTTAACTAATAGCTAAATTTAGTTAACATATGGGGGAGCTTAATGTTCCCCCTTTTTTATTGGAGTAATCTTGTCAAAGATACAAGCAAACGAGAATAGAAACATAACTTACGTGCCAGTATTTGTTGAGGCTGATTCTAAAGAAAACCTTATTCAAGCTTTTCTTAAAATAAACTTAGAAATGAGAAGAGAAAATAGATATTTTGACATCCAAAAAGATGGAAATAAATGGGTTGCTTGGTATTATAGAAACTTGAGAGCAGAAAAATGACATTACCTGCAAATATTAGAGATAGAGAACAAAATAAATTTAAGGAAACTATCGGCGGTAATGTTGCAGTAAGAACTTGTATTGACACGTCTGGTGGTGCAATCCCTGTTGATCCAACTGGTGTCGCTGGTGTTATCACCAATATATTTGACGAAACAACAACAGCATCTGCAAGTACAGCAACAATTGCATCTTATACTATTCCATCTAATAAAGAATTTAAGATCAATAGAATTGAATTCTCTGGAAACAATATAGCTAGATATTTTATTGAGATAAACTCAATTAAAGAGGCTCAAAAACGTACTTGGTTCGGTGGCGATTTGTCAGGTGATTTTGTATTCGATAGTCTGTTAGTTGATGAAAATATAGTTATTTCCTTAAAGGTCGAGAATTTTAGACCAACGTCTGGTGACTTTGAGGGCAGAATACTGGGAGTCTTAGATGATAAGTGATCTTGATAAAGCTAAAATGAATTTAAGACTTAATAAACTCATTGTAGCAAAAGAAGAGTTTGAGGTTAAAATCATGGAGCGAGAGGCGCAGATTGATCACCTTAAAAATGAAATGAAGATACAAGAAAAAGCAATTGAACAACTTAAACTAGAAATCAAGGGGTAGATCATGGCAGATCAAGACACAAGTTTACCAATAAGAACAGAGTCCGCAGGCGATGTTGATGTACATATTTCCGATCCAAGTATTACAACACAAAAATTAGCTGTTAACGCTGATGGGTCGATTGATGTAAATGCAACAATACCTGTCGGTGAGAAAGTAATAATAACAGATGGAACAGACGATCTCGGTGTGAATGCGGACGGGTCTCTTAATGTCGTGGCCACTGCAACAAATCTTGATATTAGAGATCTTTTATTTGCAAGTGATTCTGTTGATGTTAGTGGATCAGCCGTTACGGTTAGTGCTACTGATCTAGATATTAGAAATCTTTCAGCATCTCAAGACAGCGTTGCAATCAGTGATGGTGTAGAACAGTTAGAAATAAATGCAGATGGCTCAATCAATGTAAAGATTGATTCTGATGTTAGTGGTGCTGAGGTATGTGATTATCAAACAAGTTTAGCAGTAGCAAAAAACGCGACAGTTAACCATGATTATACAGTATCTGTTGGTACAACTTTCATTGGTGAGAGTGCATGGATTAGTGCATCTGGTAAATGTAAAGTTGAACTTCTTGTAAATGGTTTAACTAAATTTGTTGGTTTCAGTTCAACTGCAAATCCAAATATCGAAATCCCACTTCACAGAATACTTAAAGGTAACACTGCTGAAGTAATCAGAATGACAATTGAAAACAGAGATAATCAAGCTCAAGATCTTTACTCAACATTGTTGGGCGTTGAGGTATAATGGCAGACTTAAGCGAATTAGAAGCAAGTGATTCAACTAAAATAATAGGCTCTTCATCTTCGGGGGATGAGTCTAATTATGTTGGAGCAAATGCTAATAATGAAGTTTATATCAGAGACACTCATGACAATGGTGGGCTTGATACAATTTTAAATTTAACCACAACTCCTAGTGAAGGTAAGGTGGGGGTTTTAAGAAAAACAAATAGAAAATATGTGATCATGGAAGCCTTGAACAAAAATGTTAAGTGGGGCTTTTCGAACACAACTCAAAGTTTTGATCTTTTCAAGAGTCAACTTATCATGGTTCCAATCGGCGAGAATACAGAAATATGGTTTAAGATGAGCACAGGAATTGGTGATGTTGCATTTTCGGAGTTAAGTTAATGTCAGGTCCTTTTACCACGCCCGTCGCAGAGTCCACGCCATTCGAGTCAACGGTTCTTATACCAGAAGACAATGTACAGGCAGCAATTGAATATACATATGATAATGCTCCTGGGAATGTTGCGAGGTTTACAATAACTCTTTTAAACAATGGTACTGTTAGTAATGGGACTTTCATGGGATACAGTGAACTAATTCCAGGGGATGCCACACCGATTGTATTGCCAAGAGATTGTTTATTTACTGAGTTCACATTTTCCAACAACAAAACAAAAGCAGACTATACTTTGCTTTTTAAAAAGAATGCCACTGGTGCAACTCCTTTTTATTCTATTTCTAAGGTAAACACTCAATTCTTTTTTGATACGACACCGAATGAGTCTTTTTTAGCAGGGGATCAGATATATGTGCAATACCAAGATGATGGACAAAACGCTAGGGATGTTGCTCTTGTGTTATTTTTTAGGAACGTGTGATGGATAGATATATACATAATTTATCAGGATTAGAAAAAATTTACCAAGGCGTACCGATAGCAGATAACGCCTATTACTTAATACCTGAAAATCTTTTATTAGAATACAAAATGAATGACGATCTTATGACTGACTTAACATCACAAGATGTGAAGATGTCTAGAGATGGATCAAACGACATAGCTGACATAGCCGAGGGTATTAATTTTCTAATCGGATCGGAAACAGTATTACAAGAAAAAAAATCTCCAGCAACAAACAGATTGGAAGTTCAAATTCTAAAGCCAGAAGGTTCTTCAGCGACAAAAGTTTCTTATGATTGGACTGATAAAACAACATGGTATCAAAACTCTATTGTTGTTACTGGTGAGACGATGACTGATTCAGGTGACGGTCTTACCTTTAATAGTCTTAATGATTCATGGATAGATCTTACTCATGGAAATCTATATGATGAATATAATTTATCAGATAAAAAAGAGCCTAAGATTTATGATAACGCTGTTGAGATCACAACTGGTTTCAGTATTGATTATTCTAGTGGTAATGTGACATTTGATTCCGCACCAAGTGGCTCTGTTACATGTGACTACTGGTATGCTAATAGTTCATTATGGACACTAATTCCTGATTCTGGGAAAGTATTATTTATAGAACATGCCGAGCTTAACTTTTCAAAAGACATAATGGTGCAAAATTATATTAATTTTGAAATATGGGTATACAATCCATATGATCTTCCAAATAAAATTTTACATCAAAAATTTCAATACAAAAATATTAAAGATCTTATAAATGCAGCAAATCTTGGTCAAGGGTTTATACCAGCAGTTGCTGGACTATCGCAAGATGTTATAATTTTCCCTTTCAATTACGGTACAGTTAAACCATTACAAAGCTCATTGGGCGCAGAGCTTAGAATTTCAATGGAAAATGATGAATCTATGATTGGAGAGTGGGCCACTGCTACTTTTTATGTAATAAGTGAGGATGAATAATGGATATAACATTTTTATTCATGTGCATTACAGTCATTACAATAGCCGCATTTGATATTTGGGTCATTATTAAGAAAAGAAAATATTATTCAATATCAGCATATGTTATAAGAGGTAGTAAAAAATATCCATTGGTTGTTCTAATTTTTGGAATTTTATTAGGTCACTTATTCTGGTCTATGGATACATTCGATGTGTTGAGTAAAGAAAATGTAATTAAAAGATGCCAGGAGTATATAAATGAATAGAGTATTTATAAACGGAACAGATGTAAGTGATGAAATAACAAGATATAGAACATCATCAACTAATTTTGCATTATCGGCAAGTGATGAAATCATATTTGCAACAGACGTTCCTTTCAATCATTTTTATTTTAAATTTGGTGTATTAAATGCATCAGTTATATCGTTTACTTTAGAATATTGGGACTCTCAACAGTTTAGACCAATGTATGAGGTTGTTGATTTAACAAATGGGCTTACTCAAGATGGATTTATTGAATTCACTCCTGATAGAGATTATTCATGGGCATTTGAATCAAGATCCACTGATAAAACAGAGCTTAATTCATTTAATGTTTACGACAAATATTGGATGAAAATGACCATAAATACAAATATTGATGTACTTACTACAATGCAATGGTTGGGACAATTATTTTGTCTTGATGATGATCTATATGGTGAATTCTCTGATTTTGCCAGGACTAATTTTATGACAGCTCTTGAATCTGGTAAAACAGATTGGGAAGAACAAAGAGTTATTGCATCAGAGAGAGTTGTTGAAGACTTACAAGAAAAAGGTATCATAAATTTCAAAGAAGAAATTGTTGACAGAAAATTCTATAAGTCAGCATGTATTCAAAAAACTGCTGAGGTTATCTATCGTCAACTAGGTGATGACTTCGTTGATCAAAAAAATGATGCAAGATTAGAATACAATAAACGTATAAATAAAAGAATTCATAGAGTTGACAATGATAATGATGGCAGGCTCGATAGAGAAGAGAAAGTCGTTAGAACAGGATTTTTGGAAAGATGAGCAACATAACAGACGTATATAATGCAATTTTATCTGAATTGGTGACGCTGTATCCCAATAAGACCAAGATACCAAACCCATATTCATTACAAGATAATCCATCAAATTTTCTAAAAAATGGGTATGGTTTAACAATCGAATCAACAACAAGAGAAGATGGTGAGATTAAAAACATCGTTTTAGAATATAATTTCACAATAGTTTTAACCAAGGAAATTGTTAGAACTGATTCTGATGATGAAAAAATAGACGATAATACTATATTATTATTGGAAGATCTTTTTGAGGGTCAAAAGAGATTTTATCAAGTTGACCAATTAGGAGTAGCTGATAAAATCAGAATTATAGAACTTGGAACAGCTACCAACTATGAAACGTTTGTGACTGGTGACAATAACTTTATTAGTGGTTCTTTTGAGGCCGCTATCCAAATTACAGAGGTATTATAATGGCTGAAACATTACTACAAAGGGCATCGTCTTTCGCCGTCAAAGAAGAGACAACGGTGGGAGATCTCACTGCTCCTGTTTCGGGAAGTGAATTTGTTCCATTAAGATCTGGTGCTTTTTCTATGACTCCAAATGTTGAAGTTTTAGATTCAGATGAACTTGTAAACGATATTGGTAAAACAAAAGGATCCCTAGGTAAACAATCACCAGAAGGATCTCATGGTATTTATATTAAACACTCAGAAGTTGAGGGACAAGAACCAGAAACAGGAATCATGTATGAATCTGCTTTTGGTGCAAAAACAGTGAACGCAACTGAATACTCAACAACTGCTGGATCTGTTGCTGGTACAAGCTCAGCAAGAGCATCATTGGAAATGGCAAGTGATGAAGAAGATAATTTTGAAATCGGTCAAGCTGTTCTTATTAAAGATGGAACAAATGGATACAATATCAGAAACATCTATAATGTTGATAGTGTTGGTAATCAACTTGATCTTAATTTTAATCTTGGTAATGCTCCTGCGACTGGTGTTGCTTTAGGTAAGGCTGTTCTATATAAACCAGCAGCTACTGGTCATCCATCTTATTCTGCTTGGTTATATAATGGTAACGGTGCTGTTCAAGCAATGGCAGGTGCAAGAACAAGCTCAATATCCATGACTTTCACTGCTGGTCAGCAAGCGGAAACAGAAATCAGCTATGGTGGATCTCAAATGTTTTTGAATCCTGTAATTGTAAGTGCATCAAACGACGATATAAGTTACACAGATGATGCAGGGGCCAGTTCAGTTGTTTTAACTGCAGATGTTTATGAAACACCAATTGCATTCATTGAGCATGTTGTTTCTGTATTAAATGCTGATTCTCTTAGCACAATAACTGGTTCTTATAGTAGCTCTGATGGTAAGTATACGTTAGCCTCAGATGATACTATTTTTCAATTAAACTCAGGTGACGCTCTTGCAACACTAGGTTTTTCTGGGGCACAAACAGGTGCCACAACTTATACATCTGACACTGCAATAGTCACTGCTCCATCACTAACACCAACATTTGACGGTTCTGATAATATTGTTGTTAAAAATGCAGAATTAATGCTTGGTGATTTTTCAGATAATTTTTGTAGGGAAACTCAAGAGGTTTCGATCACAATACGACACTCCTTTAACTGATGTTGATGAAATTTGTTCTGCATCAGGTCTTAAAGAGAAGTTGATCCTTGAAAGAACTGTTACAGCAACAGCAACTTTAATTCTTCAAAAATATGAAGTTAAGTTGTTCGACAGATTTCTAAATAATGACACTATTTCTGCAATGATAAACATTGGACAAAAATCAAGCGGTGGAAACTGGGTTGCTGGTAAAAATGTTAACATCTCATTCTTAAACGCTACTTTAACACAGCACAATGTTGAGGGTGACGATATTGTCCAATTAAGTATTGGTTTACAAGGTTTTATTTCTGGTGATAGAAAGGATGTACACCTAAACTTCATCTAGGAAAAAAATGGAAGTAATAAAGACAGAATACGGGGATTTGGAATACAGATCCCCGAATATACCAGAAATGTTACAAATAATAGGNCATGCCGGTCTNCATGATCAAGATGGAAAATCAATTCACTATTTATTAGGTAAAATCATAGAGAAATCTGGTGATTTTAATCGACTATTCATTACTCAGAAATAGCGAAGGAAAATCTTTTTCTTCCTATGATTCGTTGTGTGAAGACTATGCAATGATGAAACCCTTGACAGAGATAGCAAATAAGATACTTGACGGTTTTATTCAGGGGTCAAAAAAAAAGAAGAGCTAGAAGAGATATTTAAGGCTTTTTTCTCCAATATACCTATTGAAAAATACAAAGAGCTTAATCCTGAGTTTGCTGACATTATTTCCAAACATGAAAACACTTTGTTAAAATGTAGTCATATGCAATCTGCTTTAGACCTAGGGCTGTCTATAAGTTACACTGATATCAGTTATGATGATTTTTATGCTTTCAAAATATACAAGGGTGAACACTTAAAATGGCAAACGACAAAATAATTTTTGACATTGAGGGACGTAATAAGCTTAAAAAATCCCTAAAAGATAACATCACACTTACAGATAAACTTGAATCAAAACTTGGAGAAGTCGGTAAGATTGCTGGTGGCGTTGCTCTTGGATCTCTTGTTGCTGGTGGCATCGAAGGTGCTTTAAGAGGCATCACTGCCGAGCTTGGGGAATCAGTAACAAGATTAAGAGAATTTTCTAAAGCAACGGCTGAAGTAAATTCAATTCTTCCAGCAAATGAAAAATTAACAAATAAATCACTTGATGCATTTAGAGGATTAGCTGCTGAATATGCAACGAGTCCAACAAGACAAGCAAAAGCATTTTATGACATTGTTTCTGCTGGTATTGAGGGGACTGCAAAACAACTTGAAGTATTAAATGCATCAAATCAGGCAGCAGTTGCCGGTCTTGTTGATGTTCAAACCGCTGCTGATGTCACAACATCTGTTTTAAATGCATATGCATCTGAGGGGATCACTGCAACCGAGGCAACAGATTCTCTTTTCACAGCAGTTCGTCTTGGTAAAACAACATTTAATGAATTATCGTCCAGTGTTGGGAGAGTAACGGCTCTTGCAAGTTCCGCTGGTGTTTCATTTGATGAACTATCTGGGACTTTAGCCTTTGTTACTAAAAATGGTATTTCAACCGATGAGGCAGTTACTGGTCTTAGGGCATTACTTACAAGTGTTGTTAAACCATCTCAAGAAGCGGCTAAATTTGCCAGACAATTAGGAATTGATTTTTCAACGACAGCAATTAAATCGAAAGGCTTTGCTGAATTTTTAAGAGAAATTTCTGTTGCAACAAAGGGATCCGAAACACAATTAGCTAAATTATTTCCAAATGTCCGAGCATTAGGCCCGATATTACAAATTGCAAAAGGTGATTTCTCTGAATTCACAGGCATATTAGATCAATTCAATGTTAAAGCTGGTGCGACTGAAAAAGCTGCTGAAATTATCAAAGACTCTCTAGACTTTCAATTAGAAAGAGTATCAAAGGGCTTTGATGGATTAATAGATAGATTAACAAGTTCACTTGAGCCAGCACTTAAAGCATCGGCTGAATTACTTGGTGATTTATTGCAACAAGATCCAGACACAATTGAATCTGTTGGTGTTGAGATAGAAAAATTATCAGAATCAGCAAGAGTTCTTAATCAAAGACTTGAAGAAATAAACTCTGGTGGTCTGGCTGCTGAGGTATTCGATCTTGAAGATACTCAGAAACAGTTAACAGATGTTAACGGCGAGATTGCAAAACTTATTGCGCAAAGAGATCAGTTAGCTGGTGGGTCTCAGCCTCTTCTTATTTTCCCAGAGGCAGGAAAAACCGATGAGCTTGGATTTAACCCAGTAACACCACAAGTTAGTGACGAAGAGTTAAATAAAAGACAAGAGTTGAATAATAAGATTGTTGAGGCAGAAAAAGCTAAGTTTCAAACATTGTCAGAGTTATCTGGTGAGTTCAATCTTCAAAAAGAAGAGCAAAATTTACTTGATCAAGAAAATGAACTTCTCGGCATAGATAATAGAATTGAGGTAATCCAAGAGGCACTTGGAAGAGAGCAGGCATTAAGAACGGCTAATCAGGCAAAAAAATTAGCTGATGAAAAGAAATTTGCCGAGGCATCTCTTGTTATTGAAAAACAAAAACAAAAAGCACTTGAGAAATTAGATAAACAACAAGTTCAATTGGATCTTAAGAATCAACAAGCAAGAGTAAACATAGCATCTGCTACTGCAAATCTTATTGGTGCTGCAAGCAAAGATGGTTCTAAAATAGCATTTGTTGCACAAAAAGCAGCAGCAATTGCACAAGCAGTTGTCGCAACAAATCTTGCATCTGTTCAAGCTTTGGCAGTTCCACCGGCACCAAATGTTGGTTTAGCAGCGTTGGCAAAAACTGCTGGAGCTATTAATATTGCAGCTATTGCAGCTACTGCAATAAAAGGTTTTGAGGACGGTGGTATTATCCCTGGTGTCGCATCTGGCCCTGGTGATAACACAGTAATTGCAGCAAGATCAGGTGAGCTTGTACTGACTGAAGCTATGCAAGATAATTTAGCTACAAAATTAAAAAGCGGTGGAGATCAATCTCAAGTTATTTCAGCTATAAACGGTTTATCGAATGCAATTGAGAATCAAAANATTGTTNTTGAAGTTGATTCAAAAGAAATTGCAAGAGCTACTAGACAAGGTCAAATTGATGGAGTTCAACTACTATGAGTGAAATAAATCTATTTTCATTAAATTATGCATCCTTAAGCACAACGGTTACATCCTCAACATCTGATGATGCATTTTTTCCATCTGATAATATTAAAGACCCAAGATCGACAAAAATATATAGATCACAAGTAGGAACAACTACTGCATCAGTTGTTTTTGATTTTTTAAATATTGAAGACGTTGATTCCATACTTATAAAGGGGTCTAATATTTCACCAAAAGGTTTTACAGGAAATATTACTATTGAGGCAAACGCCACTGATTCATGGGGCGCACCAGCCTTCACAACAACACTAACATACTCGTCAGAATTTAATTTTGGATTTAAGTTGTTAACAACTATTGAGTCTTACAGATTTTGGAGAATAACAGGTACATCAGACTCTTATGTTGAGTTTTCTAAAATATTCATAGGACAAAAAACAAACATTGGAAGAAATATAGATTTCGATTGGAGATACACTGATGATGACATTTCAAAATTCAAAAAAAATAGATATCAGCAGAGATTCACAGATAAGATTGCATTTCAAAAAAAAATTCGTGGAAACTTCTCTTTACTTAATAAAACACAGTTTACTACTTTGTCTGATTTATATCTTGACCATGGAACTACAGAGCCTCTTTGGGTGATGGTTGACCCTGATGCTGTTATCACAGATAATGCAGAGAAATTTGCTGGGATGTTTTATTTTGATCGAGATTTGCAATATACAAATCTTGCTTTTCAGCTATTTAACACCACACTAACTTTAAGTGAGGCAATGTGACGACTTTAGTTGTTGAAGAACTCATTACAACACTTGAGCAAGTTCAAACAATAGAAAAAAGAATGAATCTTGAACGGATAAGACTATATTTATTAAGAAACGATGTGAATAGTGGACAGCTCACTTTGACAGTTAAACGTGGCGCGACAATTATAGACTCATCAACAATCAACATATTGGACATAACATCTTCCACTTATTTTCATGGAATGGTTTCCTTTGAATTTATTAATAATTTAACTGTAAACCCAGGGGATATTACTCTAGAATTAAGTTCAAGCGGTTACACTTATGCTGTAAACAATTATATTGGTTGGATTTCTGAATACATAAATACAACAAACGAACCAACAACAACACCTGAAACAGATTTTCAATTTCCATTGAGCTGTCAGTTGTGGGAATACTCAGAGAGGCATTAAATGGCTAGAAGAAAAATAAATTTTGCAGACGGCTTTACCAGTGAAACAGCTCCAACAATTGGTGATGTTACAGTAATAACTGATAAGCTTTCACCATATGTTGATGATGCTGCCTATGTCGTTGGCAGTGGTGTTGCTGTTGATGGCTCAATTTATTACAACACTACAAGTAATCTTGTTAGATATTATTCAAATGGTGCATGGGTAAACGTTGTTGACGAATCAGCNACACAAACACTTANCAANNAAACACTTACTGACACGACTCTTGATGGAACAACAACAATAGTTAACTCAACAGATCTTCAAGTCACCGATCAAAACATACTTATAAATAACGGCGGTAACGATGCCAGCGCAGAAGGTGCTGGTATTACAGTTGATCGCACTGGAACAGATGGCTCAATTGTTTACGAAGATGTTCTTAATAGTAAGTGGAAAGCTGGTGCTTTAGGNTCTGAAATTGAAATTGCAAATGTATCTGGAACACAAACGNTTACTAATAAGACATTGTCTGGTGGTGAGATACAATCCCCTAATAGGCTTGATGTTAAAAAAGACACTGAAGCAAATTTAATAACATATGCAGCGTCTGCAAGTGATGGCCAACTGTGTTTCGCAACAGATACACTTGAGATGTTNCAAGTTGTAGGAAACGCTCTTGTTGCTGTTGGGTCAGGCTCTGGAGGTGGTGGTGGATTAGATATTTTTTACTCAGAGTCTTTTGAAAATTTAGACGATCTAACATCTTTTACTCAGACAGGTCTAGGAACGCTTGCTTTAGATACATCAACAGCGTTAAACGGATTACAGGGTTTCAAATTCACTCAAGTTTCTGGATCATTGAACGCCACAATCGATTCACCATTGATAGCTCTTGACGAAAAACAACAAAACACAGAAATAAAAATAAGATTCACTGCTGAAAATTCTGGAGCAGATGATTTGTTTGAAATGCAAATTGAAAATATCTCTGTACCTATTAAAAATGGTAAAAAGATTTATGAAGCAAGATTTTACATGGAATCCCCTGTCAGTACTCAGTGGACTATTGCGGTTGCTACTGAGGCAATCGGAGCAGTATTAAGAATAGATGATGTTGAAATATCAACTGATTCACAGCTAAAACAATCAACAGTTGAAACTCAGTATCTTGCAAAGGGAACTGGTAATGGATACGGCAGTACTGATAATAAAATAAGAAGATATGATTCAACAATACACTCAGACGGTAGTGGTATTTTTACAGAAACTACGACTGCTGCAAATGGAACAGTCATAACTGTTAACAAGAAATGCGAGATTACGCTAGATAGATATGACTCTGCCGGATCTGTAAAAGATGGTGGTTTTTCAATAAACTCATCACAACTTACAACAAATATTCAATCAATAACTGATGCCGATAGAATAGGAATTTCAACGAGTGGCGGTAGCGGTTTTTTCATGGGTCTAAGTAAGACAAGAGTTTTTAATCCTGGTGATAAAATAAGAGTTCATGATACTGGTCTATTTAATGCAACAAATATTGCAGTTTTTTCAATATCTGCAAAAGCATATAATGATGGTGTTATCACATCATCAACAATACCAGTTAACGAATACTCAGCAAGAATAACTTTTGCTGATGCAATAACAAGTCAAAATGTTCCATGGGTTGACGGCGTTACATCGGCAACAACTGGAACATATGTAATCGATACAACAAGTGCTGGTTTTTCAACCACTGCTGCCTATCATGCAGTTGCTGAAACAACAGGTTTATACGAAACAATAATTGCTGAATCAGCAACATCTTGTACTGTAGAGTTTAGAACTGCTGCTGCTGATACGCTAACAGATACTGACTTTTCGTTTTATGCCTCTGCACAAGCTCCAGACCATAAAGATCTGACAGCAAATTTAATTCAAACACATCCAAAAATTGTTTATATTAAAGATGTTAAATCAAACGGTGTTCAAGGTGGAAATACTACGGCAGACACTGTTCATACCAGAGATTTAAACACAGTAACTGGAGACACATCTTTTTCTTCTTTATCAGCAAACCAAATAACACTGGCACCAGGGGAATATGATTGTGATATCGATGTTCCTGTTTTTAAGTCAAACGGCGCACAATGCTACTTGTATAATGTTACTGATGCAACAATAGAGATATTGGGAAGAACGGTGTGGACTGACTTTGGTGGAATAAATGTATCTGTTTCATGTCCCATTGTTGGGCCTATTATAATAACAACGCCCACTATTTTTGAGATTAGACACTGGACTCAAACAGGTGCAACAAATGGAATGGGTCAAGCAGCAAGTTCTGGATCATCAAATAATGTTGATGAAATATACACTGTTGCAAAGATAACAAAGGTAAAATAATGAAAATTGAAAATGTTTATCCATTACTGATTGAAAGAATTGTTGACATGGATCTGCTTACAGATGGGCAGCCGTTGCTTTTTTCGACAAGCAGAAAATCCTGGTATGATTTTGTCATAAACCCTATATTTGAAAAGCCATCTAAGGAAGAAATTATTGATGAACTTGACATGTACAAAGCCGAAATTGAAGCACAAAGACTTATTGATCAAGCGAATAAGAAAAAACGAAAAGAAGCTAAGAGACAGGTTAGAACTAATAGATTTAAATAGAGTTGGCCCTTTGGTCGGTCAATCTCGAATAAATTATGGGATATTAAAAAGACAAATCATAGAATCAGTTGATGAGACTCTTGTTGATGCAATGGAAGAAAAACGAGATGAACTTAAGATTATTGACGATGGGGAACAAAAAAACGATCAGAAGAAAAACATGGGTTTGTGTTATTGTTAAAAACAATAAAAAGACTGTGTGAGTCTGAAAATGAGAATTTTATTTCTAAAAATGATAAACCAAAAATTCTTAAATACATAAAAAGGAAACTAAGTGAGCTTTGATGAATTTAAGGAATCACCAAACTCTGAGAAAATAACTCTAGTATGGATTGAGCCTTTTAACAGAATATTTAATTTTACNTCTGAAGGTGGTAATTTATATTCAAAAGTTGTTGATTTTTACACAATTGGTCTNGCNGATGATGGTGTTGACTTAATTGAGGTGTCAACATTGGGTGCTGTTGTTTCTGGGTCNNTTTTTTTCGATAAACCAGAAAAGAAAGTATACTTTAATTTATTAGATGACAGTGACCCAATAGATTCTTTTATCACTGGGAAATTCAGATTGCATTTTTCAACAAACGGTGTGTCACTTCCATATAATCTTGTTGATGGTGATTCAGAAGTTGAGTATATTCCAATTGTAGACAAAGCATCTAAAATAAAACAAGAAGTTGATAATGTGGATCAAACAGGAACTGCACTTTCATCAGCAACAAATGTATCATTCATAAACGAGAAAAATGGATTTTTTCAAAAATGGTTTCAAATATTATATTGGCAAAATAAAGAGATAAGAATATTTTCATGGAATACAAAACTTAAGCCTAGTGAGGCTAAAGCTATATTTAAAGGTGATATTGAGTCGAAGTCATTTAGTGAATCAAGAGTTACTTTTAGAGCAAAAGATTTTATCACAAGATTCAAGCAAGAAGTTGATCAACCAATATATACAACATCAGATGGTGATCTTCAAGATTCAATACTTGGTAAGCCAAAAAGAAGAATTTACGGTCGAGTAAATGGCTTAAGATTGCAATCAGTTGAAAATATATTGGGTGGATTTGATTTGTCTGGTTTATATTCTGGAACAATAGACACTAAAACAATTATACGAGATTCTGGTGGTGATTTATTAAATGAAGTATCTCAAGGTGACAAGCTTGTTGTTACGGTAAGCGGTGAGGATTTCGATTTCACAGTTGATACAGCAG